CATAGTACTACAATTAATTAGCGCCCTTAAAAATGCGTCTATGGCAGGATTTATTAAAGCAGAAGAATTAAATAAAATTTTAGACCGCATAGACAATCATAAGGGCTCTAGAAAATAAAGCCTTATGTGGGATAAAATACAAGAAAGAGTATTCCCCTTTCTAATCGCAACCTCTGCCCTGTCAGTTTCTGCTTCGGCCGCTTTCTATTCAGTTAGTGGTCTTAGCAAACTTTTTGCTGGGGCTACTTTAGCAGTTATTATTATGGCTACTTCACTAGAAGTTGCTAAATTAGTAATTGCCTCTCTTTTATATCAATATAGAAAAACTATCCCTCGTTTATTAAAGTATTATCTTACAATAGCAGCTGTTGTATTAGTACTAATCACCAGTATGGGTATTTATGGTTTCCTATCAGCAGCATATCAAGAGACAGCTAATAAGGCTGGTAATATTGATGCTCAAATTGCTTTAGTAGAAACTAAACGAGATAATGTTAGAGACCAGTTAACGGTATATAATGCGGAAAAAAGCACCATTAACGGGGCTATATCAGAATTAAGAGCAGGTTTATCTAACAACGTTATTCAGTATAAAGACAAGGAAACTGGTCAAATTATAACTACAACTTCTAGTTCAACCCGTAGAGCTCTAGAAAAACAATTAGACCAAGCTATTGTTCGTCAAACTGAAATTAATTTTAAAGTAGATGAATTAAACGAACAATTATTCGTTTATGAGACTAAAATAGTTGAAATTCAAACTGGGACAGATTTAGCAGGGGAATTGGGACCACTTAAGTATCTTTCAGGATTAACTGGTATCCCAATGGATCGTATTATAAACTACCTTTTATTAACTATTATCTTTGTATTTGATCCTTTAGCTATTGCTCTTGTAATTGCTGCTAACTTTTCATTTGAAAAACTACGTCTAAAAACTAGAGATAACATTTATGGTGAAAAAGTAGTTGTAGATACTACTGAAGATAATGGTTATTGGACTGAAGAAGAGATGCAAGACTTTAATGAGCAGTTTAATGTTGACGATGCACTTCCTGATGAAGATGAAGATCCACCGAACGAAGAATTAAAAGAAGCAGCTAAAAGGTACAAAGAACAAAAAGAAGAAGATATACAATTAGAATTTGATTTTAACCAACCTACCCCACCTAAAGAATACCCTATTGAAAAATTAGATGCTATCTATAAACAGTGGGAAGAAGGTATTGATTGGAATAAAATGGAAGAATTAAGAGATGCTTGGGTTTATCTTTCTCCTGATCATAAAAGATTTTTAGAAAAAAAATACCAAGAATATAAAAATCTACAAATTAAAGAATTACAAAATCAACATGATGAGGTAAAACGTTCAAATAAAGATTCTAGATGGAAATCTCGTAATTTACAAGAAATAAATGAAAAATTAAATTCATTAAAAAGTAAAAACGATGATTTAACAATAACTTATTAATTTTATTATTTTTTTCATATTTATAACAAAATAAAATTTATCTAATATTATGTACGGAGCACAAGACCCAGGAAACTGGCAATCATTTACAAATAGAGCAGATGTTAAGGGTCTTCCTTTAAATGAGCAAAAAGACCAATTCCTTAAAGAACAAGTTAATTTCCAAAACATGATGGAGGCTATTAGAGCTCAAGCTCATGTTGGAGGTATTAGAAATAATCCTATTGTTAATGTAGCATTTAACGGAACTGATTTAGATGTAATCTCAGGATTTACTTCAGGACTCCTAGTTAATTATACTTTTCCTGTTACTGTAACAGGTATACCAACTATTAAAGTACCAAATGGTTTACAAGGTAATGGTAACGAATCTACAATAACTTATGGTTATTCAAGTTCTCCTTCCCCTACCTCATTATTATTTACATATACACAAGCAGCTAACGCAAATGGACAAGGTGATATAGGAGCTAATGAATTAGCTGTTAATACAGAGTTATTTGATGCTATTACGACTTCCCCATCAACCCCAGTAGAAGATACTTACACAAGCGTTGTAGGTACTTACAATTCAGGTGCAGGTGGTACTGGTGGGCAAGATATTGATGCTACTATAGAAGTAAGTGCTCTTCAAACAGTTACATCGATTATAGTTACAGGAAATTCTTCAGGAGTATTCCAACCAGGTAATACACTTACATTTGCTGGTTCTGATTTAGGAGGCACTGGTTCATTAATTGTAACTCTAAGAGCAGCAGATATTACAGGTGATACATTAGCATTTACAGCTACTACAGATGTAAATATAGAAGGAGGTTCAATCGTAAACGCTTCTGATGGTCGTCCACCATATGCAATATTTAGATCAAATGTTACTAAAACTGCTTTAGCAGAATAGTAAAAATAAACGTAATATTTCTCGTGGGAGGTTTGGCTTAGCTAAACCTCCTTCGTATATTTACCCTGTAAATGAGGTGAGAACCCAAAATAAAGGTTATGAAACAAGTAGTTAGATTTTTTAAGTGTGAGTTAACAGGTGATAAATTAGCTATCATTTGGGATGGTAAGCAAGAAATTTGTGTTACCGAAGATGAAGGTTATGATGTGTATGCTCAAAGCATGGCAGAATACGATCGTCAACATTTAGTAAGCGAAATGTATTAAGATGAAAAAGGTTTTATATTTACATGGCCTTGAAAGTAATCAAGGTGGTCCAAAAGTTGATTTTTTAGCAAACGAATTTATAGTCCATGCTCCAAAAATGGATTATACTGATCCTGATTTGAACATTAAAATGTTCTTTACAATGCAGGATTTTAACCCTGACCTTATTATTGGTAGTAGTATGGGTGGTTACGTTGCTGATATATTAGCTGAAAAGTATGGTGTTCCTGCTATTCTATTCAACCCAGCACTCCACAATCGTAGTTTTGATCCTGCTATTGAATATCCAATTGAGGGTGAGCAAGCTGAACTTCAAGAGCGTAAAGTAGTTGTGTTAGGAAAAGAAGATGAAGTTATTCCTCCTTACCTTACTAAAATAATGCTTGAAAATAATTTTAATTATAAAATAGTTCTTGAGGAAATGGGACACCAAGTCCCCCTTAACATATTTATTGACACAATCAATAAGTATAAAAATGAAATGTAATTGTATTATCTGCAACTGCGGTAAACCATGTGATTGCCCTTGTTGTAATTGTAAATAAAAATGAGCTTCGATTTAAGAAAATATTTAGCTGAAGGTAAACTTTTTGAAGATTTCCCTAAAAATAAATGGGTTTATCTTACTCAGGACGAAAAAGAAGAATTTGCTCAAGAATTATTTGACCTAATCGATAACGCTTACGCTCCAATTGGTGGCCATCCTAATTACAAATCTCCAGCAGATGTAATGGGAGCTGAAGGTGACGCAGACTATATGGTTATCGATTTAGATGACGACCCTGAATTTGATGCTGTAAAAATATCTAAGAAAAAATCAGCAGGTAATAAATCAGTAGGTTTAGGCCATGATGGAACAAAACCAGCAAAATCAGCAGCAGTTAATATTACAGCTTTACTTTTAAAACAATCAGGTTACTTTGTAGAAGTATCAGGTGTGTTGAAAGACATTTTACAAGCTAAAGGTGCCCCAATCGTTACAGATAAAGATATCATCCGTAAAGTTTTAAAAGGTAAAGAAATCGAATTAAACGATGATGGTTCGTATCAACGAGAAATTGGTGGTAAAGTATTTACCAAAATGTTGATGGGTAATCCTAAGGTTTAAAAAGAAAATACATAAAACATTTGGAGGGGCGAAAGCCCCTTCGTATATTTAGGTGTTAAAAAGAAATAAAGGTTATGTTCAAGTTGACGCAGTACAGAAGATTGGAAATGGATAGTTTGTTTAAGGGTTATGCTTATGGTTTTATTACCGATGATGAGCTAGATTATATGCTTGACATTACGTTAGGTGAGGTAAGTTGTGTTAATATTGAATTTTAAAAAAAATAAGAGTTATGAACATGAAAAAGCATTTCGAGACAGCAACAGAATCATTTGAATTTACTACTTTAAATGCGTACGGAAGAAAAAAGGTATTGGAATTTGTTCCAATAAAGCCTGATGAGAGCTATTCAATGCCTTTTGTAAAAGAATTAAGCGTGTTCGGTAAACTAGTAAGTGTTAAATCAATTACTAAACAAGGGTTAATGCTTACTTCATTTGATATTTTAGATAACCCCATTACTTCTAAAATCAAATTTGAAGATGTTGAACTAGGTAATACATTAGACAAATGACAATAGTTAAAATCCCAACAGAATCAATCCAATTAAAGGATAA